GGATGTTCAGGCCGCCTTCGGCAAGATCGTCCGGGTCCTTCTGCAGTGCCATCTTGGCGCGCGCCGCATCGAGCGAGGCCATGGCGATGGCACCGGTGCCGATGTTCTTGTGGTTGGTGTGGAACAGCGCCACGCCATCGCTCATGGCGGCATTGGCGGTCAGCACCGCATAGACGAGGTTGCCAACGGTGCGGATGGCAGCGCGGCCCATGCGCGACGGGATGCGGGTGAAAACGCTCATGTCGTCGTTGATGATCGCCTGGCGGGTGATGGCAAACATCTTGCCGTAGGTGGCAAGCTGGATGCTCTCGCCGCGGTCGCCGATCGTGCCATAGGTGTATTCGCCACCTTCAGGCACCTCGGCCAGCGTCGGGAACAGGTTGAGATCGACGCGCTTGGCCGGCTTGAAGTCCGACAGCGATCCCTTGGCCGTCCATTTGGCGAAGGTTTCCTCGGCTTCGAGGTAGCCCTTGAGCATCGACTTGNCAGCGATCCCTTGGCCGTCCATTTGGCGAAGGTTTCCTCGGCTTCGAGGTAGCCCTTGAGCATCGACTTGTTGGCGACATTGGCCAACACCTCGACGAAGTCGCTGGTCGTGTGCTGGCCGCCGGCCATGACGAACTGGCGCATGCCGAGCGCAGCGCCGACCATGGTCATCGGGTCGCCGGTGACCATCTTGATACCGGCCTTTTCGAGGCTGGCGCGCGCCACTTCGCGCAGGCTCATCGACGAGAATTCGTTGACTTCGCCACCGGCTAGGCCAGCCTTGGACAGGATCGACTTCTCGACGCCCTGGCGGAAGCGGTCGCGCTCGTCGGCCGTCACGGTGGCAAAAGGCGGCTTCGGCGCACCACCTTCAGGGTCGGCGGCGGCAATGTGGTCGATGACCAAAGCGCTTGCCTTTTCGAGGCTGCCGCCGGCGTCGGCGATGATCTTCTGCGTGTCGGCGAAGGACATCTTCGCGCGCCCGCAGAGTTCGTAGATTTTGACGGCGATGGTATCGCCAGCCATGACCGGCGCGGGATTTGCCGGAGCGGCCGGAGCGGCCGGATCGATAATGACGGCGGGGATCGGTGCCGCCGCAGGCGTAGGAGTGGTCATAATGGGTTCCTTTCCATTGTTGAGCGGCGCGGCAAGAACCGCCACCATCGGAAGGCTTGCAGCCTTGCGATTTGCTGACATCGCGGCGAGGTTCGCCGGCGCGTTTCTGTAGGTCTGATAGTCGAAGCCGGCGTCGGCGACGGCCGGCTCGCCTTCCTCGGTCGCCGCCGTGGCAAAGCCCTTGGCGACGGCATCGTCGGGGGACAGCCAGGTTTCGGCTTTCATCATGGCGCGCACATCGACCTCGGCAAGGCCGCTGCGGTCGGCATAGACCAGGGCATAGACGCCGGTCAGGACATCGAGAGACGCGGCATTTTTGCGATGCGCATCGGCCGGCCCAAGCGTGATGCCGGCCGGCTCGTGGATCATCATCACGCTGCCGAGCGGCATGGTGATGGTGTCGCCAGCCATGGCGATGAGTGAGGCGGCCGAGGCAGCAACGCCGTCGACGATGATGGCCACCTTGCCGTCATAGCGCTTCAGCGAATTATAGATCGCGGCGCCCTCGGTGGCGACGCCGCCGCCGGAATTGAGGCGCACGGTGATGTCGCCGCTCATCTCGGCGAGCGCGTTGACGACATCGCCAGCGGTGAAGCCTGTGCCTTCCCAGAAGTCGTGGAAGCCGATCGGCCCGTAAAGGATCAGTTCGCCGTTGACGACCAGGCTATTGTCCATTGCTGTTGTCTCCTGTCGTGTCCGACGGGGCCGCTGGCGTGGCGGCGGTGACCGCATTGCCTGCCGCAGTGCGCATGCGTGGATCTGAATCGAAGATCAGGCCCAGATCGTCGGCGCGCTTGTTGGATGCCGCAATTTCGGCATCGAGATCTTCCGCATCGAAACCGAACTTGCGTTGCGATTCCGGCCGCGACGACAGGCCGATACGGATCGCGTCGCGCTCGGCGGCGATCTCTTCCTTCGGGTTGACCATCTCGCGGCGCGGCGGCGTCCACATCAGCACGGCGGCGGACAGGTCGCGCGCCAGGACAAGTTGCGCGGCTTCGAGAAACCAGCGGCCGACCGGTGTGCAGAGCTGCGGCACCATCATGAAGTTCTGAGCGGCGCCGATGGTGCGCTGGAATTCCAGCCAGCCCATCCGGCCGGACGAGAAATTGACGCCAGTCAGGTCGCCGGACAGCACCTCGTAGGAGACGCCGATACCGACCGCGATATCGCGCAGTTCGGCGGCCTTATAGCCGGCATACTCGCCGACGGATGGCGGCGTGCCGAAGGTGACTTCCTCGCCCGGCTTCAGGCGCTGGATCATGCCCGGTTCCAGGCTTTCAACCTGATAGATGCCGCCAGCGTCCTTCTGCGTCGCCTTGTTCGGGTCGGCCGCGGGCATCACGGTCGAGACGTTCTCTTCCGACTGGATAAAGGCCGCAAAGCAAGCCGCTACCTTCTGCCGGATCAACTGCGCATCGGCATAGTCGGCGAGATCGCGCATCTTCAGAATGACCGGCGCGAACCATGTGACGCCGCGCGCCTGGCCGGGTCGATCTGTGCGGAAGATGTGGGCGATTTCAGACGCAGGGACCAGATGGCTTTCATAAGCGATGCCGGAATAGGAGCCGGGATGCTGGCTGTAGAGCCAATATCCGACCAGCCGCCCGATCGGGTCGAACTGGATGCCCTGCACCATGTAGCCGCCATTGTTGGCGACCGGACCATCCTTGCTGGAATCGATGAAATCCGGCTCGAGGATTTCCAATTGAAACGGCAGCGGCAACCCATCCGAAGCACGGCGCGGCCGGCGGCGCACCAGCGCTTCGCCAGATTCGGCGACGGTCGCCATGGCGAGCCATTGCAGCCCGTAAAAATTAGTGCGGCCGCGCACATCGCAGGCCGAGGTGTCGAGATGCGCCTTGATCAGGTCGAGCAGCTTGGCCTTGACCGTCTTCGGCACATTGCCGGATACGGATGGGATGATGCCCGTGCCGACGATGTTGTTGGCCAGCACAGACTTGCCGCGCGCCGCATGCGGATTGTTGCGCACCATGTCACGGGCGACATCGCGCAGCCTAGACAACGCCGGCAGGTTTTCGGCATTGGCGTCGGTCGAGACGACGCGCCAGCCCTGGGCACGACGGCCACGCGTGGCGCCATCGAATGCCATGGTCGCCTGCGTGATCGCGGCGAGGCGGGCGCGGCTCTTGGCGCGGCGTTCGGCCATGCTTGGCGAGACGACAGCGATCGCGCGATCGAGCAGACCCATCAAAGACCCCTTGAAAAGCCGGCGACGGTGCGGCGCAGCGGCTGCGAACCTTCGACCTCGGCTTCCATTTCCTTGAGCGCCTTCCGCATTTCGCCGAGCGACTGATAAGTCGTCATCGTCTCGCCGTGCTTGAAGGTCAGCACGCCCGACGCGATGGCATTCTTCAGGGCGTCGATCTGGGTTTGCGTATAGGCCATCGCCCTATCCTTTCAGCCAGCCGGAGCGCGCATTGACGAAGCGCTCACCCTTCGGCGCGTTCTTGTCTTCCGCCTGTTTCTGCGCCGGCTTCGGCACCGGCATCGCCGCCTGCGCGAGCAAGGGCGCCGGCGCGAAGAAGTCGAGATCGCCGGGCAAGCCGCGCTCGGCGGCCAGATGCTTCCATTGATCCTCGGTCATCCGTGACAAGCCGAGATAATCGGCCAGCGCAGAATTGTAGACCTCGCAGTCGAGCAGGTGGTTTTCCTCGCCGCGGCGTACTGTCCAGACGCGGCGGACGCGGCCGCGGAAGGTCTCGTTTGCCAGATATTCCGAGGTGATCTGGCGGAAATAGACTTCGTCCTGCCACTGACCGAAATGGATATAGCCCGGCGGATTGACCGGCTGGCCTGCGGCTACACCTTCCTTGCGCAGATCGGCGTAGAAAGCGCCTTTCAGCGGCCATGTGCCGACCGCCCAGACCATGGCGCCGTTGCGGATGCGTTTACCGTTGAAATCGATATCGACCGGCGACGGCTGGCCGAGCGGCGGGCGGCTCCAGCCATCGACGCCCTTCAGTGCGAACGTCGCCGGCTTGCCGCGCACCCAGGTGTAGACGATATGGCTGCGATAGCCGCTGTCGACGCCGAACAGGTCGAC